AGGTGTAACAGATGATGAAGCTGCTGAAGGAGAAGCACCTCCAAGTGGTGGTGGTATGCCTAGCGGTGGAGGTGGTATGCCTGTCGGCGGTGGTGGTGGTGCTATGCCTCGCATGAGTGGTGGTGGTGCTGGTGGTGGTGGTCGCAGTGGTGGCATGGATGCACTCATTAGCGCAGCAATGTCACAAGGTGATCCTGCATCTATGCCAGCACCTATGCGCCCGCCGGGTGGTGCTAGTGGCCCGCGTATGCGTGGTCCTGCCATGCCAGGCAGTGGTACACCCGGACCAGCAGCAGGCGACAATCCGCAGATGCGTGCTATGATCCAGTCTATCTATCGCGGTGCTGGTACTGATGCACGTCGAGGCGTTCCCACAGGCGCACGTGGTGCTTCCATCCCTTCAGACAATCCACGTCCGAGTAGAAAGCGCAATGTCTGATCTACCTTTAGCGAATGGATTAGTCATTGATACAAAGACGGGTCAGGCTCTCCTACCGTCAACGTCACCTGATGCAGTCATCAACCAACAAACGAAGAAGTTTAGACAATCCACACGTGACACTACTACCCGCGGTCGTGATCGTAATAATCGGGCAGTGCGTCGTGGTCTGGTTGATTTACCTGCTGATAGTAAGGCAGTAACTACATGTGGTGTTGTATGGCTCTACTTCACCCTTGGCATCAACGACGCAGAGATCGCTGAAGCTACTGGCCTGAAGCTGTCTCAAGTAGACATGATCAAAGGCTTGCAACTCTTCCAGCAGCTAGACACACTCATCAAAGACAACATCCAAGCTCTCACCTCTGACAACGTGCAGAAGCGCATCGATGCTATGTCTGCATCTGCGCTCGACGGCTTGGAGAACTTGCTAGAGGACGAAGAGACACGCCCGGCGACGAAGGCACGCGTGCTGATGAACATGCTCGACCGTGGTGGCTTCTCACCTCGACAGGTGATGGAGCATCGTCACTCACTTGAGGGCGGCTTGGTTATTCGTCACATACGTGAAGTAGCTCAGCCTAAGCAGATGCCTACTATAGACGTAACACCTGTCAAAGGGGTGAAGTGATGGCAATCGTTCCTAACAAAGACGGACAAGGTATCATCGCTAATGGCTTCATCGGTGTTGTCGATGTTAGCTACTGTGTACCTACTACATTCGCTAGTGGCATTCCTACTACTGCCGGCTATCCTAGTGAAATTCGCGTCGATAGTGCTAATGGTGACATCTATCGTAACATCGGTGGCACGCGTTGGATAGATGCTCAGTAAATGGCTCGGACAAGAACAGTCAATGTTGCTGAGCGTCCTGAACTTCTTCTTAAGGAAGGAAGCTTACAGGATCGTTTTCTACATTCTATCGCTAAAGTTCAGATCTACGGCGGTGGCTTCGGCAATGGTAAGACAACTGCAGCAGTCATCAAAGCATTGCAGCTAAGTGACACTTATCCGGGTTCAACAGGTCTCATCAGCAGGTCAACATATCCGAAGCTCAACGACACTATACGTAAGGAGTTTCTCAAATGGTGTCCGCCGACTTGGATAGTCAGCTTCGCAGTTGGGCAGAACGGCGACAACATATGCCATCTAAAGAATGGTACAACTATCTACTTCAGATATATCGCGCAGCAGGGTACAAAGACAGAGAGCAGCTCATCGAACTTGTTGAGCGCCACCTTCGACTGGGTGATCGTAGATCAGGTTGAAGACCCTGAGATCACACATAAGGACTTCTTAGACTTGTTCGGCCGCTTGCGTGGTCGTGCTAGGTATGTTGGCGAAGATACTAACATGCCTGTAACAGGTCCACGTTGGATGATGTTGACGTGTAATCCAACTGGCAACTGGGTATACACCAAGTTGGTTCGTCCACTTGTGCAGTATAAAGCCACAGGTGTTGTGACAGATGACCTCATATGCATGCGCGATGTTGATCGTCGTCCTGTGTTAGATGACAACGGCAAGCCGCGCTTGTTGATAGAAGTCATCGAAGGTAGCACATATGAACTGCGCCATGTACACGAAGCTGAAGGTGGCGACTTCATACAAACACTCGAAACTATGTACAGTGGTCAACAACGTGACCGTTTTCTACTCGGCAAGTGGGTCGCGTACGAAGGGTTGGTATATCCTCAATACGACGCAACCGTACACCTACTGCAAGAGGGTGAGTTGCACGCGTTGCTCGACGGCTATACTGAGACACATTACCAAACAAACTGGGTAGAAGCATACGACTACGGTCAAGCACAGCCTTCATGTTACATGCTAGGCTTCGTGACACCTGAACAACACGTCATCATATGCGATGGGTTCTATCGCAAAGAGATGACACTTGATGATCAGATTGCAGCTATACGCCGTATAAGAGCAGATTGGTGTGTTGACCTTGATGAGATGCACAAGATACACGCTGATCCTAGCATCTTCGGTCGCAAGACAGTGAACAGGCGCACAGTTGGTAAAACAGTTGCCGACATGTTCAAAGAAGACAACATCTACATGAAGCGTGGCAACAGTGACATCAATAATGGCGTCGTCAAGGTCGGTGCCTACCTCAATATCAATAGACAGTTGCTACATCCTATCAAGCGTGTCGCAGGGTCACCACGTCTCTTTGTTAATGCTAAACTTGACTGGTGGACCGATGAAGTCGCTGGCTACTTCTGGCAGCAATCTACTAGCGGCGAGCGTATTGATAAGCCCATCGACCGCAACGATCACGCTATGGACGCGACCAAGTACTTGTTGAGCGAGATGCCTGATATAGGCAAGTACCAAGTACCTGCCAATGAACGCATACCATCGTGGATGCTGTGGCAAGAACGTGACAAGGACACCGAGAACCCACGTAGGCACAGATATGGCTGAAGAATACGAACCCGGTGAAGAGTACAATCGCACAGCTACTCCACCTAGCGACGTCAACACATATGAAGGTGTGATGTCGCCTGAGGAAGGTGTTGAGAACACGTCACCTATGTATCGCATGATAGGTGAGAGTAAGATACCTGTCTCTAAACACCGCGGCCCGTTGTGGCGTAGTCGCTACGACCAAGGTAAAGCTGCGATGAGTAAGAACGTCGATGCTTGGTCTGAAGCGTATCGCTACTACCGTCATGATCACACACGTGACAATGCGTCGTCGCGTGGTGATGAGGAGATGGCAGCAGGTAAGCCGTTGCAAGGTACGATGGAGAGCACAGAGAACGTCGTCTTTGCTAATGTGTCGGCACTTGTGCCTATGTTATTCACTAAAAACCCCGAAGCGGAGTTCACAGTTGAAGACAAAGAGGACGAACCCCGTGCGCGTGTTGTTGAGAAGTTGGTTAATACATTAGCAGCGAAGAAAACTCAACCGGGCTTAAACCTCAAGCGCAAGGTGAAGCGCAACATCGTATCTACAACCTTAACGAACATCGGATGGTTTGAAGTCGGCTACACACTACGCGAAAACAGCAGCGAGGCAGCACTTGAAGAGGTGCAACGATTAAGCGCCGAACTCGAGCAGGCTAAATCTCAGAAGGATATTAAAGAATGCGAGGGTAAATTACTCGCACTTGAAGAAACAATTGACATGCTCACTCCATCAGGCCCGTGGGTGAAGGTGCGTAGACCTGATCAAATCATTGTTGATACAACGGCGACAGAATTAGACCTCAGTGGTCAATGCAATTGGATAATGATCGAAGACCTCATGTATACGTCGCTACTGCGTGCGAGGTTCGGTCGCAAGAAACCCGATAGCGATGAGTGGGAGAGCGTGTTCTCACCTAGCAACGTCATCAAGGCTGGTGTATCGCCAGATCAGGGTGAACGTGGTCAGACAGACAACTTCCAACTCTTCTCATACTCCACCTCGGAGTACAGCAAGTACGGCTACGCAGATCAACGCTCGTTCTTAGCTGCACAGATGACAAAGGTGGTCTATGTCTGGGACAAAGTTACTAGACGAGTGGAGCTATACAACTGCAACGACTGGTGCTATCCTCTTTGGGTCTGGGATGATCCTTATGCACTTGACCAGTTCTTTACTGTTGTACCAATGGAGTTCCATACTGATCCCATTACGATGTACGCCAAAGGTGAAGTTACATATTATCTCGACCAACAAGATGACATCAACATCATAAACAACGAGTGGGCCAAGGTTAGGAAGTTCGCCGCCGGTAAGGTCGTCTTCGACAAGAACTCACTCAAAGATAGCTCCGTGTTGGAGAGCCTCATCAACGGTACGACAGATACGAACGTGATTGGTGTCGATCTACCTGAAGGCAAGAAGCTATCGGACATCTTAGGTCCCTTACTTCCACCATCCGCAGACGCGATGAAGTTCTTCGACAAGAAGCCGACGATGGAGGCGATAGACCGTCTGTCAGGTGTAGCGTCTGTGCAGCGTGGTGTAGAGTATAAGACAAATACCACCAACCGTGCGATTGAGAGCTACGAGAGCCAAGTACAGACACGCGCTGATGAGAAGATGGATGCTATTGAAGACAGCGTTGGCACAGTGTTGTGGCTAACAGCACAAATGTGCTTGCAGTTCATGCGTAAGGAAGAAGTAGCGATCATCTTAGGTGACAAACTCGCGGCAGATTGGGAACAGCTTGATGCGAAGTCTATTCGCCGTTTGTTTACTCCGCGTGTTGTCGGTGGTAGTACTCTTAAGCCTACGTCACGCGCAAAGAAGGAACAAGCCTTACAGATTTCCCAAATCATTGGTCAATTTACTCGTGCAACTCCTATTGCTGCTGTTGTTGCCCTCAAAGTTCTTTCGCAGGCGTTCGACAATGTAGTTGTCAGTCGTGAAGACTGGGAGTTGATATACAAAGGCATCATGAAGGAGACATCAGGTCCATCACCTGACGAACAGCAAGCTGAACAGCAAGATCAGCAAGGCGCACAGCAAGGTCAAGATCGCAAACAACAGATGATGATTGAGGCTATGAAGGCACGCGCACAAGGTCAACAAGGTGCGCAAGGTGCTGGTGGTGGAGGTGGCGGCGGAGGTGGTCAAGGTGGCGGTGGTATGGAGATTGACAACATCGCACAGATAGTGCAGCAAGTTGCAGGTCTCATCGATGGTATGCCGCCTCAAATCAAGCAACAACTAGGTATTCAACTCGCACGTGGTAAGAGCGTTGCAGAAATAGCGACGCAGATGATACAACAGATGCAACAAGGTGCTGTTGCATGACGAAGCTACGCTATTGGCGCAACTGGTGGGGTTTGAGATGCTGGTCTGGTTGGTGTTGTGGTGACATTGACTACGATAAGCAATCCGTATTCTGGCGTTGCGCCGATTGTGGCAAGATTAACCGCTAATACGTGGAGGCTATAATGCCCGGTGAAGAGAAAGACCTTATGACTGCTGTCGGTGATAGCTTCGGCATCACTGAGAAGCCGCAACAGGGTGACGATGGTGGCGATAGTGGTGAAGGACAACAGCTAGACCTGCCTATCAGTCACCCACAAGGTGTTGAAGATGGTCAGAGTAGTGATAAAGGTGACGGATCACGACAGGAAACCGGCAGTGATCGCCATTCGCCGCAGCAACGAGGTAAAGAAGACCAACTCTTCACAGACAAACCTCGTAAAGGACCAAACGGCGAGCTACTTGACCGCAATGGACAGGTTGTTGCGTCTACTAGACGTGAAAAGCAGCTAGCTTACAACCTCAATCGCGCACAGTATGCAGCAAATCAGTCAGCACGCCAGATAAAGGCGATGCAACAGCACCTGCAGGCCTACCAAGGCATTGATCAGGTGATGAAGCAGCACAACTTGTCGCCGCAGATGGCACAAGAAGCGTTGCAGCTACGTGCTATGGCTGAACAGAACCCAATTCTCGCCGTCCGTGACATCATCGCACGCGTGCTTGCTGCCGGTGCGACGATGGAGGACATTCTCGGTCACGATGCAGTACCACAGATCAACGCACGTGTTATCACCAACGAACTTGACCGTCGTTTAGGTCCAGTAGAGCAAGCTGCTAAGCAGCGACAGCAACACGAACGCATCCAAGAGCAAGCTCAAGTGCAAATGGAGAACTTCGTGCAGCAACACCCGCATGCTGAAACGCATGGGGTAGAAATCAGCAATTTAGTTCAACAGCATGGTCTTACACCAGAGCGTGCGTACTTTGAACTACGTAGTTGGGTAGAACGTCGAGGTATGGACTTCACTTCACCACTCCGTCCGCAGATTGAGGCTGCTATGAAGCGCCAACGCAACGGTGGTGGTAGACGTGCGTCAACACCGGGTGATATGCGCGGTGTTAGTCCTAACGGCGGTAGCTCAACGTCTATGAATAGCAACCAACGTGGTGACTTCCGCAGCAACACGCCTTGGCGCGACATTGCATCGGCTGTCTTCACGGAGCTTAACTCCAAATAGGACACATGGCAGATGCCTGTACTCCAGAACGTCCTCGCTACGACTGTTGAGCGTAGCAGGAAGAAGTTGATTGTTGCTGCGATGCAGAGTAACGCACTCATGGCGTGGTGCTTCGCACGTGATAGGATTGAGAACGAACCCAGTGGATACAACATCACCAATCCACTGCTCACTGGCAGAAATCCGACTGTTGGCAGTTATCAGTACTACGACAGCTTGCCAGTGGTACAGACGCAAGAGTTCATCAAGTTGGAGTATCGTTGGTCACGTATCGCCGGTACTGTCATCATCTCCAATCAGGAAGAGGATGAGAACAAGGGTGAACAAGCGGCTGTGAAGCTGTTGCAGGGTAAACTTGAAGCTCTTGAGATGAGCATCAAGGAGAAGTTCTCGATGTACCTGTACGGCTTTGGTGGTGGCAATGATCCGAACGGTCTTGCACTCTTGGTGCCTGACGATCCGACTACGGGTAGTCTTGCTGGCGTTGATCGTGCGACAGAAGTGCAATGGAGATCGTCAAGCTACGACTTCGCAGGCACACTCAACGCAACGAACATCGAAGAAGCTTACGATGATGTGTTGCTTGATCTGAAGCAAGGCACAGAGCGTCCGAAGGTGATCATCGCTGGTCGCAATCACTACAGACTGTATCGTGCTGCTGTTCGTAGTAAGTTGACCATCCCACTGACGAACACCAGCAGTGGTAAGCGCATGATGGACCTCGGCTTCGACGGCATCTCACACAATGGTGTGCCGATCATCTACGATGAAAGCTGCCCAGTGGATCGTGCTTACTTCCTCAACGACACCTACCTCCGTCTGCACATCCTTGGTGACAACAACATGAAGAACGTTGACCTCACTGCGCCGTGGACTATCGACGGCTACGGCCAACGTGTCATCACTCAGTGTCAGTTCTGCACGTGGAAGCAATACCGCACACATGCAGTGGTCAACGACTGAGGCTATACACTGTATAACAGGGGTAACTACGAATGGCGTCCGAACCAACACCAGTAGTAAGCTTTGCTAACAAGCCTATGCGGGCGATGACGATGGACGAACAGAAACGTCCAGTGCCTGCGTACACGATTGAGCCGATGAAGCGTACGACTATAGTCAATCGCACTATCAAAGATGAAGTCGGCTTTCGCAATGTGCCTACTGAAGTTGAGATCGATGGATACATGGTTCGCACTCTACGAGGCGACAGTGTGTTTCTCACTCATGAAGACGCTCTGCGTATGAGGCTCGACCGCAATCTAGTGCCGATGTTGCTAGAAGGCGGCGACGATACTCCTGTTGGCATGGTGCAAGCTAGCGGTGGGTTGTCTGATAGACAGAAGCAGGCACTTGAGGCAGTGACGAAGCTGCTTGAAGGCGACCCAGATATTGTCAACAAGCTGCTCGCTTCAACTGAAGCTGAGCCTGAGGAAGTGGAGAAGTAGTTATGGCTGTTCAAGTCGCTGTTCCTAGCTTTCGTCGCGTCAACTACCGTGTGGCTGATATGTGCTACGCGGCAGATGTCGGTGTCGATGGCATCACTACTGTAGACATTCCTGCATGCGTGGCTGCTGGTGCGGGTGTGATTGTCAACGGTCAGGTTCTCGCAGCAGGAGGTAACGTTGTTCCTGCTGTAGCGTTGACTGATTTGATAATGGGTCGCTACGGACGCAATGTGACTGTTGTTGGTATTGCTGGTGCAGCAGGCAATGCGACGTTGGTTGGCTTTGACTATCTGGGTCAACCCATACGTGAGACGTTCGTGCTTGCAGGCGCTACGCCTGTTGTTGGTAAGAAGATGTTCAAGGACATTGCGTATCTGTCTGTTCCTGGAGCATCTACGTATAGCATCGGCGTCGGTGTTATCCTCGGTGTACCTTACAAGGTGCTCCATACGGCGATGAGTGGTGAGATGACGAGTGACGTTACTGCTGCAGCAGGTGCGTTGGTTGCTGGTGTAGTCACGCAATCGCTTACATCAGGTGATCCACGTGGTGCATACACTCCAGCAGCAGCACCTGATGGTACGCGTACATATCGGTTCTCGTGCTTTGTGGATCGTAGCAATCTGCACGGCTCTGCACACGTGACTGTGTAACTTCAACAAACTACAACAGGAGGAGGTTAGCATGACTGTAGAATATGCTCAGCAGTACAACGGCCAGAACGTTGTCGCAGTGCGTGATGCACACGCAAGCGACCCAGGATATGAGAAAGACGGTGATTGTGTTGTTGCGACGCTTGCAGATGGCAGCGTGGTGACGGTCAAGAAGAGCCAATTGACCACTGCTGCGCCTGCTGGACAGGGTTCGCAAGGTGCGAAGGCGTATACGGGGAAGAAAGAGTAACACTTCCAACGAGTTAGCCCTCACGCATGTAGCAACGTGAGGGCTAACTGCACGCTATATATAAGGTGTGGAACAAATCATGATCACATTTGGCGATCTTGTGACGAAGGTTCTACAGCGTTTGGCGCTCGTTGAGGGGTTGGATGCACAGATATACGCCGAACCACGCATACAGCTAGCCATACAACACAAGTTCGACCTCATATTCAGGGAGTATTGGATACCTGAGTACATGACGTATCAGGAGCCACACGTGTTAGACGGTGTGAACGGTTTCATCGTCACAGATACAACGAGCTTGATCAAGGATTGGCGTGATCTGCATAGTGTGTTTCACGAAGGATCACATAAGCCGATGCCTATCGCACCCATGAGCGTGCGTCATACTAACATCAACTATCCGAGCATATGTCCTGCTGGTATGAACTCGGTGAAGCTGTTCAGGGTGTTACCACCTACAACGACAGGCACAGTGTATGTGACATATCGCACAAAGCCTGACGACTTCGAAGAGGACAGCGATGAGATATTCATGGACACGCAGTTGTTGTTGCTGGGCAGTTGTTGGGACGTGCTTGAAGGTGATGGCACCAATCCGGGTGAGAGTGACAAGTTCAAGATGTTATTTCAGGATGCATTGAGCCAGTTCAACCGCAGCCAATTCAACATCCCTATGGACAGTGTGCAGTCAACACGCTCAGTCGTGAACAGGTGGTCATAACATGGTGCAGATGACCGCTCGCGCGCATAAGCCTGTAGGCAGACCTAAACAGAAACGACCGACTGCGAAGTTACAGAACACCACCATTCGCGACTTCGGTGGTGGGTTGAACGTCGTTGACAGTGAACAGAACTTGACGTCGAAGTTCGCACCTGTGTTCGACAACATGATCACATACACCGATCGTCGTGTAGGTCCGCGGCACGGGTTTGAGATGTGGTTGAAGTTGAAACAAGGCACAGCGACAACGACAACGGTTGACATCGCAATAACTACCATAGCAGAGAACAAGATCGTCACTGTGTATTGGGGCGCGCATCCTGCAATGAATGCAATGTCCCATGTCACGATCAGCGGATGGGACATTACATTCAACGGCGTCACACCTGAGATGATGAACCGCACGCATGGTGTGCGACGTGTGATTGATGTTAATCAATTCGAGATCGTTGTGTCTAACTCACCGTCAGCTACAGGTGGATGGAGTGCAGGCGATAACGTCACTATTACGCATGACACATTCATGCTAGGCGGCGAGCCTGTAGAGTGCAAGTACTTCGCCAACTACGTCATTATCTGGTCATCCACGGGTGAGATCGTTCGTGTGGATAGAGATAAGAACGCGCAGCGTATATTGAGCCACGCTATAGCATACGCACAGAACAACACGCGTATTGGTTGGACACAGACTGACATTGTAGCAAGCGACATCTTTGGTAAGGAGTTGGTATGTAGCAATGGCCGCGATAAGCCGTTGTCGATAGACTTCACACGTGTTGACTGGGTGATGCCGTTGGTAGATCCTGGTAACAGTAGTAGCAACATCGAGGTGCCAGCATTTGATGCATGCAAGTCAGCATTTCGTTACTTCACTGTACACGATACAGACTTACGCGATCTGCCTGACTATGTGACGAACATTCGCATCGCTGCCAAAGACACATGCGTAGTGTTCTCGACCGCTCCAAGTCCGATGGATGCTGTTGACATCGACATGTCGAAGATCGTCGCTAGTCCTGAACAAGCCGTGCGTGCGTTCGCTACCATCAAGGACGCATTGTTAGTCATCACACCAACAGCGACGACGTTGATGAAGTTAGGCACGATGTCAGACACAGGCGGCAGTGCTGTATCACTACACGATCCGCAGCCATTAGACACACTCAACGGGTTTGGTAGCAATGCGCCGCGCAGTGTTGTGGAGATAGGCAGCGACGTGTTCATGATTGACTTCAACGGTGTGCCTAGTGCGAAGTTGTCTACTGTGTCGAACGCTGTCGTACCTGAGCGTGTGTCTAACTACATCGAGACGATGATGTCAGCGCACATTGCGAGGTTGAAGAAAGAAACAATGAGGCTGAAGACATTCGGCTTCTACGATAGCAAGAACAAGACTGTTCACTTCTACCTGCCGAAGTACGACGCAAGCGACGTACGCAGGTTGACAACCGATCCATTGTTCTTCGATGGTGACATGGGTCACAATGACATCACCAAGCGCACGTTGATCATGCGCATTGACAGTCATCAGTTTGAAGAAGGTGACTTAATAGATGTATCAGGCTCAGCAGCAGTAGGCGATGTTGACGCAGTGAACATCAATGGTCGTCGTGAGGTGATTAGTGTTATCAACGATGATTACATACTTGTATCAATAGGTGAAGACCTACCCACAACGCCACCAGCCACGAACGTGTCTGGAGGTGGTAACAGCATCCAAGTGCGACCTGTGAACAACGGCACTATTGGATACATCTATCACTACGTGCCGCAGTTGAAGCTGTTCGCATGGTCTAGGTTCAAGACAGCTAAGCCGCATGCTGTCAATCAACTACTGTTCAACTGCGGATGTGGCACCATCGAGGGTAGGTCGTTCCTGTTCACACCCGATGGCTACATGATGCGCTATGGTTCGATGGACACACATGTGCATGCTGATTGGCTAGGCATGTATGATCTAGCAACGTGGACTAGCAACACACTCTACAACGCAGGCACGCGTATCTTCGACAGCGCGGATGGGTTGGTGTATAAGTGTCTGGAGAACGTGCAGACTATAGCAGCCAACTTCCCAGCAGCACGTGCTATCAAGCCTGATGCATGGGAGGAATACAAAGGCGAACCGATTGAAAGCAAGTGGGAGCTACCGTGGGCTGACTTCGGTTCACGACAGGCGACAAAGGCGTTGCGCTTTACACATGTAGATGCATCAGGTGATGCGCAGTTTACATTGCGACTATACTCCGACAACATCTATCGTGATGCTGCGACAGGTCAGCAGATGCCAGCACGTGAGTTGACCTTTGTGCCTAATGAAGCAGGTGCATATGGCGCAGGTCCGCAGGTGTATGGTGCAGGACGTAGAACACGAGAACAAAAACTGTGGCAGGTACCTGTCAAGTTCAAGATACTCAAAGCTGCTGTAGAGGCGCAATCAACTGGACCGCTGTCTATCAACGCGATTAGTTTCATGTATCAACGTGGTAGTTTGATGCGTGGGTGAGTTATACAGTGTATAACATGTTGACATTGTTATATATATATGCAACAAATATTAGCCTAGGGCGGCGGCGGGCGGTTGAGTTAGACATATATTGCATGGGCTACATTGCCCCACACATGGTGGGCAGTGCGCAATGGTAGCCAACATTCGCGGTTATACTCCCAACTACGCATTCAAGCTTGTCAACTTCGACACACCTAGGTGGCATACACTCGAGTATGCCAACTGGACGCAGCTTGATAGCATGTTGCTGCAAGCTGGCATTCCTAACATCCGTGGTGAGTGGATATATAGCACACGTTATTACGTCGGTGATCGTGTGTTTGATAGCACCACAGGTGTGTTGTATCGTTGTCTAGTCGAGCACACCAGCGCAGGAACTGGTACGTTTGCTGATGATCGCGCATTGCATCCCACGTATTGGACGATACAGACAACTGGTGTGCCGATCTTCCGTGGACAGTGGCAGACTAGTGCTACGTATTCGTTAGGTGACATTGTATTCATCAACGCGTATCAGTACTATCTGTGTATCGATAGCCATCTATCTAGCCCAGCATTTGCAACTGACGCGGCGAAGTGGACGCTGGTGTTTGACGCTACTGCGGCTGTCAATACGACGAATGCGAATGCTACTGCGTCATCTAATAGCGCATCGCAAGCTGCAACGAGTGCGACTAATGCTGCGACGAGCGCCACCAATGCAGCGGCGAGCGCGGTTGAAAGTGCTGCACAAGCTGCGAAGCTGTTCGGTACATCTACATCATCGAACACAATCGGGCTGACTGCGAAGACGTTCGTCACACAAGCGAACAAGTACTTCAACGTTGGCAAGTTCATCATGGTGCGTGCCAACTTAGACCCCATTAACAATTGGATGTGGGGACAGGTGTCGTCGTACAGTGGTACGTCACTTGTCATCAACGCAATCACATCAGGCGGCGCAGGGACGTTCGTTGACTGGATCATCGACGTATCTGGCTCGCGAGGTGCTATAGGTCCGCAAGGTATACAGGGTGAGCTTGGACCGCCACTTGTTATCAAAGGCACGGTGCCTAGCGCAGGAGCACTGCCACCTACAGGTAACACTATAGGTGACATGTGGATCGCTACCGACAATCAGCATCTGTACATCTGGGATGGTACGCAGTGGGACGATGCTGGTCCGCTTGGTACTAGCACAACTACAACTGCTGACAATCCACCGAGCAATCCTAAAGATGGAGACATGTGGTGGGAGAGTGATAGCGGCATCTTCTGGGTCTACTACGATGACGGCAATACGTCGCAGTGGGTACAAGCGGGAGGAGCTGCAGCTAGTATCAACCAGAATGCTGTGTTGAAGACTGGCGACACGATGACTGGTGATTTGTCGATTAACAAACTTGCGCCTTCTATATTCCTCGACAAGACAACAGTAACAGCAGGCGGCCTTTACGGGCGTTCTGGATCGCGAACGATGTGGCGTGTAGTAGTCGGTGATGGAGGAGCGAACGAAGCATTTCATCTACAACGATACGACGCAGCAGGTGTTTTCGTCGATAGTGCAGTTGTAATCAATCGCACAAATGGTGATATAGGTTTTGGCGTGGGTACACCCAACCTTATCAGCTTTAATGCACCTTCAACAGTTCAGGTGTTAAACACGACCGCTTCAACAACACCTACAACAGGCGCATTGACTGTTGCAGGAGGATTAGGTGTTGGTGGTGGGATTAATGCTACTGGTACAATCAGATCATTTGCCAAATCTAATGTACTCGGCAATCCCAATGGCGCGGCATTCAACGCGGCAGTCGCACAAGCTGATGCAAACTTGTTGCTGTATGATGGAGGTGGCAACAATTGGTGTGGAATGGGAATTGATTTACTGGGTCACTTCTGGCTACGTACTGGTTTAAGCGGATCACCAGTTCCGACACTTGCTATTACAACTGATCAAGTTGTCCGTGTTCAGAACGCCCTTCCTTCCAACTCACCAACAACAGGTGCGTTGGTTGTATCTGGTGGTTTGGGTGTTGGTGGGAATATTAACGCTAGCAGCATTACCTGCGACAGCGCAGGTGATACTGTATTTTCATATATGCGCAATCCAGCTCCCAGCACAGGCGCATGTTATGTTGCACAGAATTTTAATCCGTCTGGCACTCGTTATATGCTTTATATGAAAGTAGCCAATGGTGCGACAGTAGGAACAATAACATCAGACGGCGCAAGTGCTGCCTACAACACCTCCTCAGGAGCAGAGCTTAAAGAAGACCTCAAATCATTCGACGCAGGCAGCATCATAGACAACACGAATGTGTATGACTTCGCATGGAAGTCTACTAAAGAGCGCGCATTTGGTGTCATCGCTCAGCAGGCTGTTGATGTATATCCGCTCGCAGTCACACATACAGAGGCATCGACCGAGAAGGGTGCTGAGAGAGATGAGTGGTGGGGTGTTGACTACTCAAAGTACGTCCCCGTGTTGTTGCAAGAGCTGAAAGCATTGAGACAACGTGTTGCAGACCTTGAAGGTCGCACACTTGATAAGCCTGTTGTCACCACTGCACCACGTGGGAGGAAGTGATGGCAATCGACTTCCCTGCTTCACCTACTGTAGGTCAAGAGTACACGTCAGGTGGAATGACGTATGTGTACAATGGCACAGGGTGGACTATTAAAGGAGGAAGTACGACTGCGCTTGCGACGAATGCGTATGTAGATGCGCAGGATGCGTTGAAGGTTGCTAAAGCTGGCGACACTATGAGTGGTGATTTGACGATCAGCAAAACAAAGCCCAACGTGATATTAGATAGACCTGTTGGCAGTCCAGCAGAGATATTCAGTAAGACGGGTGGACTTACTCGTTGGCGGATTAATTTAGCAAATGGCCTTGCAGAAAGCGGTGGAAATGTTGGATCAGGTTTTCAGATTGATAGATATGATGATGCAGGCAATATCATCGAGGCGGCACTAAAAATTGACCGCGCAACTGGCTATGTTACAATAGGTCAAACGACAATTGCCAACGCCTATGGTAATCTAATAATTCAAGCTGGTGCTGGCACAGGATCGCCTCTTATACAGGGGATGAAGGGTGGTTTAGTTCGTTGGGAGCTATTCTTAGGAGATAGTACTGCAGAGACAGGCAGCGATGCGGGGTCTAACTTTAGCATTCGCAGTGATACAGATGCGGGTGTAGCAAAGGCAACACCACTGACAATCAGCCGTGCAACTGGTGCTACGACGCTGACAGGCGTGGTTATGTCTAATGCATCTCAAAATACAGATATCCACTATGATGCCGCTGGCTTGAGAAAATGGACAATTCGTGGTGCTGATCCAACTGTCTCTAATTTTGGTATTTTTCGCTACAATGATGCAGGGGCATATATTGATATGCCACTGGCAATCGTTCGTTCGACGGGCGCTGTAGTTCTACAAGGGACCTTACCTTCCACCTCACCTACAACAGGCGCATTGACTGTAGCTGGTGGTTTGGGTGTTGCTGGTAACATTCACAGTAGTGCTATCGGCCTTGGAACTGCTATTGGGACATACCCCGGTGTTGGTAATACTACTGTAGGAACTGAAATCGGTACTGGATATTTTACAGTCAGCATTGCCAGTGGTAATGCACCGATTTTCTCTAATCGCAACGTTGATGGTGGACTTATGGATTGCCGTCGTAGTGGCGTATCTACTGGCAACATCTCTACCACAGCAACAGCGTGCTCGTTCAACACATCGTCAGACGCAAACCTGAAAGAAGACCTGAAATCGTTTGATGCAGGTAATATCATTGATGACACTGAGGTGTATGACTTCAAGTGGAAGGCAACTGGCGAGCGTGCATATGGTGTGCTCGGTCAGCAAGCTAAAGAAGTCTACGCTACACCTGTGACCTATGATGAGAAAGAAGATCGACACTATGTGGACTATAGTAAGTATGTCCCTGTGTTGTTGCAGGAGTTGAAAGCAGTACGTGCGAGGCTTGCTGTGCTTGAGGGCCGCACACCTGATAAGCCACCAGCGAAAAAGAGATGATACGTGTAGCTGCTATAGTGATGCTATCAACGATGACAACATCGTGTGCATACACTGCGCCTTATGGTGGCTTCTTTGGTTTTCGTGAGCCACTCAGACAACCGGCAGCGATAGCTGTACCTGAGAGTTATACGAAGTCTGAAGTAGATGCGATCAACGCAGAGACAGTGTGTAGGTTGCAATCGAGGAATGTGCTAGAAGCTTCACGCTGCGGGATTAGGAGACAACAATGACAGCTTTAGCAGTCAACGTGTTGTGGTTCTTGATCGGGTTGATCATACTATGTGGCATTGTTTGGCTTGCCATCTGGGTGATTGAGAGCTTCATCATGCCTATTCCTGAGCCTATCAAGAAAGGCGTTTGGGTCATCGTGTTGTTGCTGGCGTTGATCGCACTCATCGGCGCTGTAGCAGGTGGAGGGTTTCACTTTCCGTCAATCAGAGGAGACACAGGTGGAACGTCTCCCACCATATCCGCCCTCACCGCCATCGATATGTATAGGTTGCTGAAATGAAGATCACTGTTCGTCAGGTAGAAACACCGCGCGATAGTGTGGACATTGAAGATGTCGCCACGCATGCGAGTAATGAGCACGGCTGTGGTCGCGAGTTTGATCCTCGTGCTATCGGTAGGCATGTGTTCTATGCCGTTAAGGACCCCGAGAGGAAACACATCAACGGGTGGGTTGCATACGACACAGATGGTAAACCTGTTGGGTACTTAGTCGCAACGATGCGTGAGAGCATGTACAGCTTCAGGTCTTACGCCATACAGGAGATGTGGTATGTGTTGCCACACGCACGCAAATCGTTCGCAGGTTTGATGCTACTACACGCGTTCGACAAATGGGCGACAGAACGCAACGCGGAGAGGATATACATGCAGGTTGAACACGATCAAGATGACAAACTCATCGAGCGCGTGTTCAGGCTGATGGAGAGCATGGGTTATCGGAAGCAAGGCTACATCGGTGTTAAGGTACTAGACGGCAACAAGGAGAAGGATACAAGTCATGATCGCACCGCACATCGCGCAGTGGGCGCTGAACAAGCGCAACACTAGCGACCACGCGCATGTCGTGGTTGCTACTCACATCAACAACATCAACGACAAGCCTAAGAAGGCCGAAGTTGATGACACTATACCTGTGTTAGAGACAAAGGGTGGTGGTGGATATCAGCCACCTCCACAGCCTACCGCACTTGAGCAAGCGCAAGCTCGTGACTGGGAAGCGCAACAGGAAGACGTACGTGAGACACGTCGTGAAGAGAAAGCTGCTGAGAAGGAAGAGGACAAGAAGGCGATTAGTGATGCTGCGTGGTTGAGCAGTAAGAACGCTGCGTATGGTGGTGCTAAGAGTGGTGCTGCTTCGCGGCTGAATGCACTAGGCATCGGCGCAGGTGATCAGTACGGCGTGTGGGATCAAGTCAATAACAGGTATGATACAGCTAATGCAGGGCTGCAGACTGGTGCCGACTACAGCGGTGCTTTCAACTCTAGCATCGTGGATGAGATACTTGGTTCTGCTAGGACAGGACAGAGGAACAAGTACGGCACAGCATTCTCTAGTGCGATCTCACCGTACTTTGCAGAGGAACAGTTCGGCTCTACGTCAGACGATGCTATCCTCGCGAGCATTCTCGATCAGCAGTACTCAGATGCGATGACTGATCTGCAAGCATCACGCGCACGTGGTAGCACCAATGAAGCGACATACAATCGTGCGCTACGTGACCTCGACAGGACCAAGGCAACAGCGAACACAGATTTGCAGAACATCGGCCGTGGTGTGTTGGAGGATATTACAGGCGACATCGGCACGCGTCGCCAAGGTTCGTTGGATCAAGCAGCTAACTGGGACTTCGGCACAACTTACGACCCGACTGCAGAAGCTAACCGCATTCGTAGCTACGCTGATGAACGTCGTGCTGGGCTTGAAGGTGAATTGCGTGGTGCAGTGGGTGGCAGGGAGTTCTTTGACGTCAACTCACTACTTGGTAAAGCTGCTGCGAAGGTTGGTAATCAAAGCACAGGCACAACGGGTACGTCGGCGCTGTATGACACGTTCGAGAATGAAGCTACACGTGCGAATGAGAACGTGCGTGCGAACGAAGGTACGTTCTAACACACACGTTATACACTGTATAGCGGCGTAGGACTACACCTATGATGGACATGGGCATCGGCAGCATCATTAGCGGCGGCTTAGGCTTCGCTGGCGCTATGATGCAAGCTGAAGAGCAAGCTGAAACTCGCGACATGAATTGGGCTGTCGCGATCATGAACTACCAACAGCGTGAACGTGAACGCGCTGAAGCTATTGCAATGGCGTTGAAGCAGCGTAAGGAGCAACAACTCGGCTCAACGGACATCCGTGGCACAAGGACGAAGTTCGTACCGGGTAAAGGATGGGTTACTACAGGTGCTCCTGACGTACTAGAGATGATGAAGCTCCAAGACGAGGAGCAAAAGAAAGTACTACAACACGACTTGCCACAAAGGCGCAAGGTTGCAGATCGCAACTACGTGCGTGGACTGCAGGATGAAGGCACTGCTGACACGTTGAAGAGGATGTTCGTCAATGCGCTCGCACCTGCGAAGAGTGATGAAGGTTATGCGAATGACCTGTATCAGGCGCAGGCTATGGGGCTACGTGAAGCAAGCGCAGATGCTGGTCGTCGTGCATGGACGCAAGCTATGCGCACGCAGCAGAACAGCAACTTCGATGAGATAGCTTCAGGTATGCAGCGTGAGAGCAACCGCGCATACGCCAACGCTGCACTACAGGCGAAGTTGATGTCACGTGGTGTTGGTGAGAAGGAGAGACAGGGTAAGTTGAGTAGTCTGTCTAACCTGTACAACATGTTCGCAACGCGTGCTGGTCAATTGCCTGAGACCAACTACAGACCACAAACACTCGACACCAAGGGTACATTAGACCAGTCGATGGCTGGTGGCTTGCAGACAGGTAATGCTGCGATTGCTGCACTTGGTAAGAAGGGCGGGGAGCTTGACTATCTGTCGCCACTCACAGGCTACGGCAACGCTGTTGCTGGGTTGGGTAGTTCGCTGGGTAGTGCATTCAATCGCATGGGTGCGCAGAAAGCGTATGAAGACAGCCGTGGTGGTGTAACTGGGTTCGGTGGTAGTGGTAGTTACAATCAAGGTGACATGTATCTTGATGAAGAACGTGGCGCTGTTGGATAGGTGACGTATGCCTCGTGTTATCCCTAGCGGCGGCAGTGATCAGACTGCGTTCTTCATGGCGAGGAATGCTGCGGCTGATGATGCGCTTACTAGACTGTACTTGACGCTGCTGGCACGCAAGGAGGATCGTGAACGTAATGAAGCACTGCAACGCGAGTTGTTAGGCACACGTCATGGCAACCGTATGCAGGAGTTGGAGTACATCTATGGGCCACGTGGTCCTGCGAATGGACCTACTGCACATCCATTCGGTAGTCCCGGTGCGCAAGGTGATCCACTAGCTAAACCAGCTACACCACAAGCAGCACCACAAGCGCCATTGCCACCTAGACCTGGTGATCCGCCTGTTGGTGGGTTCTTACCGGGTGCCGGTGCTGCACCTAGTACAAATGCATTCACACCTACATCAGGTAGCGTGAGCAATCCGTCACCTGTTGGCCCACAAACGAGTGCTGATGATCAGCTACCACCTAATGCACGCATGGCTGCTGGTGTGTTGCCTGCTGGTGGCGTGAGTGAGTTCAGTGCGCAGTCTAAACCTGTACCATTGCCGGGACAGCGTAAGGCGAATGCGCAAGAACCCGGCACGATGAAGTATCAATACCCACAGAAGCGACCCACAAGGGGACCAGCAGAGTTTCAAGAGATGCATCCGTATTGGGTGCAGAAGATGGATGAAGCTGAGGACAAGTACAAGATACCCAAAGGCACGTTGCTTGCGTTGTACGGATATGAGAACGCTGGCGGTGCGATGTTGGGTAGGAATGGTGCAGGTAGTGCTGAGGGGATATTTCAATTCACTAAACAACTGCGTGATCAGTACGGGATTTCAGATCAAGACATCATGAACCCTGCTGTGATGATTGAAGCTGCTGCTAAGAACTTAAGACACAACGCGAATGCGTATAAGCAACTATCAGGACAAGACCTGCCGAATGATCCACGCGCGGTGCCGTATTGGATCGCACTACATCAGTGGGGTGCGACAGATGGGAGTAGACTAGTACACGCGCATCGCAGTGAGAGCGGCCACATGCCGGCTGCTGATGTGATGTTGAAGACACCTAAGCGTGACAACTACTCCACGTTGGTGAACAACGGCATACCCGGACATGCGCGTGTTGATGATGTGTTAAGTCGCATCATGGAGAAAGCATTGCCGTGGTTTGATAGTGGTATCAAACTGCGTACGGCGATGGGACAAGGTGATGCGGGTGCAGCACCTAGACCACCTGCTGATGTGCCAAACACAGGAGGCAGTACTGGTAGCAACGTCCCTTTCCCCAATTCGGGGACGACGACCCAGAACGGGAGGACGATAGCGCCTCCAGACCACCCCAGTATTAACGGTGTTAATCCGCGATTGGTAGCTGCTGTGCGTGGTGGTGCTGCAATGGCACTGCCACCGGGTTATGCGGTTAGAGCTACATCAGGTCATCGTCCCGGTGACACAGGTAGCCATCACGCTAAAGGCAATGCGAGTGACTGGCAGATATACAAGCCCAATGGTGAACCTATTCCGCATACGGGGGATGACACTACGGGGCTATACACACGCATGGCACGTGGTGTCAAAGCGTGGGTGCTT